CAAAAGCGCATTACTAGTGTTAATCCTAGCCCTTTCAATTCTTACGGAATCTCCAGCACTCCTAGTTACAGCAGTAAAAGTAAGCGGAACTACTGATCCTGCGGTTGTGTTATTTGCAACAAGATCACCGCTTGCATAGGTAGTGGTATCGGCTGGACGAGTAAAAGAGGCAACACGCTCAATAAGGGCATTATTTGAGGTTACTGCACCAATGTTGTTGGTGCCAGCATTAAGTCCAACAGTTCCGATGCTGTTTGTTCCTGCGGGAAGAGGCCCAATAAGTGGGCCTACTGTAGTTACTCCAGTAGTGATGGCATTATAAATCTGCCACCTTTGTTCGCTATCGGTGGTAATTACAAAATCTGGAAAATCGAGTGGAGTAACAGGCATAATATTTGGGTAAAAGTGGCGTGGAGGGATCGAACCTCCACACCACCTTTGAGTTTAATTACTGAAGGAAACCGACAACGTACACATCGCCGACGATTGCGCCAATGCGACCAGCGGTATCAGCCGTGGAAGCCTCGGTAACAATCGAAGGATTGTAGTACGAGAAGGTAGTAGCGGTCGTCGAAATAACGGTCACAAAACCATTATAAGCGGCATTACCGACAGACTGAACCTTGACGCTAGCACCAGCAACAAGCCAAGCAGGAACACTCGCCACAGTCAGGGTCGAGATGTTGTTTGCCGTAGCACGGAAGGTAGTAGCAAGCGCAGGAACAGCGGCTTGCGTCACATTCACACGGACGCTTTGCGTTGCGGCGGCTCCATTGCTAGGAATGCTGGTGGAGACTGGAACTTGTCCAAGAACGTAGCCATTGGTAGCAGGGGTGAAAACCGTTTGTGACAGGTTTCCAGTTGCGTTAGGGCTAGTCGAAACAGGGGTTGCAGGGAGAGTGGCGGTGGAGATGTTTTCTCCAGTCGTGCCATTGTCAATTGCAACAATTGCTGTGGTTCCATTGGTTCCAAGAGCGTTTTGATAAACGACAAACGAAGCAGTCGGGATAAAGGTTGACTGATCTCGTTCAATTTGCCCAAGGGTGTAAGTACCAGTTCTGGAAAAGTCAACGGACAGAGGGCCGAAGCGAACCAGAGTTAGGTTGTTAGGAGTAGGGTTAGGGACGGACATAATAGGTTTTGTTAGTTTTTAGTAGTAGCCGGGGGTGTTATAAACCACATTGTTGAGTAGATACATAACGTGAGCAGTTCCAGAAACGGAAGCAACCTCAATTGTACGAGACAATGGGCCGCTACCAGAAAGGCTCAATGCGCCAGTAAGTGAATCGCCGTTGATTGTAATACTAACACCATTATTAGCACTAATAGACCAAGACAACGCACTCGTAGGAATTGTTACCGTTGTTCCAACAGTAACCGATTGAAAATACGGAGTCAGGGGTTGCCCCTGCCCCACATAAAGTAGGGCAGGAGCGTTCAAGACATCCGACGGAGCATAATTAGATGGGTTCATCGGATTATTGTTTTATCGGTTAGATAGGCTGGCTAACAACGCTAGAACAGACGTAGCAATCAGGGGTGTATTGCGGCGTGTAGTTCGTGGACAGAGGGCAAGGCGCAGGGATGATCAGACGACTGGTGTTGAGCCTGTGAAGGATCGAATGCATCAGGGTCGGATCTTGGAACTGCATACCCATACGGAACTGGTTCCAGAAGAAACCTTGGTCACGCTTGATGTTGCACTCCCAATCGGGGTTCTTCCATTGCCAATCACCAGCATAGTTCTGGGTCATGCCTTGAGCCTCACCAATTCCGCTTTGGGAAGGGCTGATCCACTTGATCATAGCCTTGTTGACCCAAGGGTTGGTGATACCGAAGTCGGCATTGTTGTATTCGGGGTTCTGCACATACTTGCAACCAAGCTCGGTGGTAACAGGCACATAAGGCAGAACACGAACCAGACGAGGCCAAGTGTCAGGATTGTTGGCGTTGAAGGCTGGAAGGGCCGCATTATAAGCCCAATCAACTTTCAGACGGACGCCGTTGATGTCGTTGCAGAAAGCGTAGTTTCCGATAACACGATCAATACCAAGGGAGTATTGAAGTTGCTTGTCATCGAAATCGCTAACGCTCTCCCACCATCCACCAGACTGCTTGGCATACTGCCAAAGCTGACGGAGAACACGGCTATCGGGAACGATAACCTCAAGGAGAGGACGTCCAGCGGCTTCGCTTACGTCGAGACGATAGGCATCATCTTCACGCTGAAGGTTGATGAGGATGTCATCAAGCGTATCAAGCGAGAGAAGACCAATGTTTCCAAGCTGGGAAGCAGGGAGTTTAACATAGACATAGCCCATGTTGAAGCTACCCTCGTTCGTTCCCTCAAAGGGTTGAACGATGAACATCTGATCGTCTTGAGCTTGGCAAGAGAGAAGGCTCTGACCATCGCTGATGGGACACCACTTGTGACCAGCGCCTCCGATCCATTGTGAGCGAGAAAACTCTTCATGGACGTTCTTGGTGATGTTGACATTGGTAGCCATGATGTGATCCATCTCTTCCTGCGGGAACAGACGATACATGAAATCGGTAAGCTGATACCAATCGGTACGCATTGCCTTGGTGAAAAGGCTGAACGAGTAGCTTTCCGTACCGGGATGGGCGATGGTCTCAAACTGAATATCATCAGCGTTTTGGACGCAACGACCGCTCTGGACTTCCTGCCAAGGTTGATCGGGGTTGTACCATCCACGACCAAAGCGGAATGCCTTTTGGGTCGGGAGGGTGTTCAGAGGCCAAGTCTCGGTTTCAAGACGACCATAGTAGATGGAGTTAATCGCCATCTTCTTGATGAAGAAGGGATTGTAGTATGTCCTAGCCTCACGAAAGAGCGTATCAACGTCTTGGCATGAGGAGAACGTAATGCCATTCTGTGCCATATAATTAAGTGTTTTGGGTTTTGTTTATGTCCCAAAAAGGATCGCTCCCTTTTAGAACACGGTTATGTGTTTAGGGTTTGCGATCTGGCAACCATCGCTGATGGTTTTGATCACCCCACTATTCTCCAGCTTGACGATCCGCTTATTATTTAATGTCGGTCGCTATCCGACTCATCGCTTCCACCAAGAACAGTCGGCTAATCAAAACCAACTAATCCAGAGTTATACTGTCAACGGACTATTAATGTGTTTTTAATAATCCGTCAACAGAAAATTTTATTTATTTCTAAATTTAGCAAACAATGCCGCTGGTGTTCTTTCTTCAGCTTCATTTGCTTTGCCAGCAGAAGAAGAACCAATGGTTCCATCTCCTGTAGAAGAACCACGCATTTTGCGAATGGTTTCGTTTAATTCAGAAACTTGTTTTTCAAGCGCAAAGGTATAAGCCTTTTGCTTTTTAAATTTTGCACCCTGTTGGAGAACACGGGTAATTTGTTCTGGAGCATAATTGCTATTCTCACGCAATGCCGCTTCAGCAATCATCTCATCTTCCGATGTATCATCATCAATTTGTTGCGATGCAATAATCTTGGCAATCTCTTCTGGATATTTAATTGCCTCATCAAGCATTTGTTTGGCTTGCGAAAAAGCATCCTGCCAACGCTTTCCTACTTGCGACCTTGTAGCATGGGCCTTGCGAGTGTTTTCCTCATCAATCCTAGCCTTGGTATTCTGCCAATCATTAAGGGCATTATTCCTAGCCTCAATTTTTGCCATAACATCATAAGCCGTGTTTTGGAACTTGGCTTGCTCCATTGGAGAAAGATTCTCGTAAATGGCATTTAGGGTTGTTTTTGAAATCTCACGTTGTCTTGATTTTTCGCTTGGGTCTTCACTACGAAGGGAAACCTCATAAGCGGCAATAGCTTTCTCAAATTCAGTAACGGAAAACTGATCATCACCAACAATCATTTTAACCTGATTGTATCCATTAAGAATCGGCGCATCATAATCCCTTTTGAAGTTTGGATCAGCAGGAAGATTCAGCAAAGCATTGGCTTGACGAAGATTTTCAAGATCCGACATAAGGGCAGTTTCCCTTTCTTGCCTTTCTCTTACTGCCTCTTCAAGTTCCTTGCGTAGCTTCTCCATTTCCTTTTTTGTTCCTCCATCGTCAATTTTGGAACGAAGATCCTCAATTTCTTTTTCGTAATCTGGAATCTTTTCTACACGGGCCTTTAGTTCAGCCGCTTCTTTTGAGAGTTGCTCATTGGTTTGCTTGAGGGATTTGATATAACCACCCTTTTTCTCGTCTTCTACAGAAGAGGCTTTGATTTCTGGTTCTGGTCTATTCTCTTCAGCATCACGCTTGGTTTGCTTTTCTTCATCAATCTTTTCCTGATATTGTGTGGAGTCTTGATTTAGTTTTTCAGCAAACTTCTTAAAAAGGTCTGAAGGGTTTCCTTTTGGTGCATCCTTAATGTCACCTTTAAAAAAGCTATCTGCCTGTTTAATTGCGGCATCTCTTGCGGCTTTGTCAGCTACGGAAGCTGAAGTAAGATCGTTAGTTTGCGTGGTTTCTGCAACGGCGGTTTCAGACATATTTGTGTGGTTGTTTGTGGTTACTTGCGAAGAGCAATCTCTTCATTGGTAAGAGAATCATCAAGATCAGGATCAAGGTCAAGATCATGTGTAGTTATCTTCTCAATAATTTTTCTAGGTTTTTCAGAAGCATGGAATGAATTATCTTCTGCTTCCAATGCATAATCCTGCAACATTTTGAATACTGCTACAACTGTAGCATGATCGTTTTTTACAAGATCCTCGTAAATTGCTGTTTTAAGTTCGCTATATCTACGATCATTGATAATAGCGGCGGCTAGGTTAAGCGTGTTTTTATCTGCCATGTTATAGTTCGGGTTGCGGGTTGCTTGGTTCTGACATATTCATCTGCATTTCTTGCGAAGTTTTATTCTGCAAAATCTGTGCATCCTGTGCGGCTTTTGCCCTACGAATTTGGATCTCATTGGCGGCTTTTGCCCTCTTTGTAGCAAGATCAGTAGAAGCCCTCTCCATTGATGTTGCCTCACGGAGTTGAGCCTTATTAGCCAATGCCGCCAATTTAATATCTTCTTTCTTCCTCAAGCTGTCAGCTTGGATTGCTTCTTTAGCAACCATTGCTTGTAGCTTGATTGTGTTTGGATCTTGCATTCCTTGGTTGCTCTGTTGCTGTTTGGCTTGAGCCATTTGTGCAACTTGGCTACCAAGTTCATCCACGCCACGCTGAAGCATCTGCATCTGTTGTGCATACTGCTTTGCCATTTCTTTTTTGGTTGGATCTCTTTCGATAAATCCAAGGTGAGCAACAAGATGAGGCCCTTTGAACCGCATAAGTGTAGCGTAAATATCACGCAATAGGTTGAATGCTTCATCATCAACGGATGATTGTGCTTCTTGGCTATTCATTGTATTTTGTGCAACTGGCGATGCTTGCATTGCCTGTTGAGCTTCTTGCAACGAAACCATTGCATCTTGGATGTGACCATTAAAGTGTTCAATATGGTTTTGATCAGGATACACACGGAAGTTTGCAGGGTTGCCCTTTGGATCAGTCATTCCAATGTTCTCCATTGAAATAATGCCCTGTTCATCGGGAATCTGAACTTGGCTTTGCTGGACGTAACGATTCACGTTTTGACGACCATTAAGTGCGGCAATCGCATCAGCAATTGCATTAGCTTGACCTTCATTAGCTGGAGTCATGCCAGTAAGTGAAACGGTTTGTTGAGCCGCCATCAGCTTATAAGAGGGGCTTCCAGAGCCAGCAAGCATATTGCTTTCTAGGTTTTCAATGTTCTCCCACTTCCATGCTTCTTTGGGAACTCCATTCTGTTCCATGAACTCTACAAATTGTTCTTTCATCTTATAACCATTACCACCCTTTGTGGTATTGCTCATCCTCTTATAGAGCATTCGCAACCAACGTGTCTGGTTATCATTAAACCTACGGATTTGGGTTCCTTGGAGTTTTGCGGATTCGGCGGCATCAAGTTCTGCTTCACCCTTTGTCCTTTGTTTCCCACCCTTATTTGCCATGCCGATATTGTAAGCACCAATGCCACGATAAAGGTCAGCTTGATAAAACTGAATACCAGCAAGAATTTCTTGGAATGGAATACTAATTGATACTTGAATTGGTTCAACGTCTTGCGGCAAAATCATCCAAGGTTGCCATTCCATCTGTTTAAGTTTCTTGGTTGCTTCAGCAGTACCACCTTTAAACATCAGGCGAGTATTCCAATCTACCGCATCCATGAAGCGGTTCATGTGGATGTCATAAGCCCTGCATTGAATAAAAATAGATTCAGCAAGCCCTTGGATCTCATGCCAGATGCCGCTACCAGCAGAATCGGTCATAGGCGCAATGATGTCATTCCATCCATCGCCATCCTTTTCTACCCAATCTTTGCGATAGTATAGGAATCCTGTTTGATCCCTGTATTCTTCTTCAGTCAAATCCTTACGACCATTTTCTTTGTACCCAAGAATCAATCCTCCGTAGTTCTGGAGAAGGAGCATTTTGGAAATAGATCCATTGAACTCCATAATATACAGTTCATAAAGTTCAATACGGAGAGTATAAAGACGGGAAAGATTAAGGTTGCCGCTAGATACGTCACGCAACCATTCCGTATTGGTGTAGGTATTGCGATAGTTTGTGGTGAACATCCGAAGCGCATCCACACAAGCCCAAAAGTTCCATCCCATGTCTGTAGCGTATTTTTGAGCCTTGTCAGGATCTTCCTCCCCTCCAGTAATCTTGAGCCAGAACTCAAGGGGGGTGTAGCTACGTTTAATGCAAATCTCGCCCAAGTTCGTGAGATCAGCATACGTTTTATCTGGAATTAGCACATTGGAGTTATGAAAACTTTTTGTGGGCCAACCATCCCTATCTTCTGCAATCTCAAAGCCCTTTCCAAATAGGGTCATTTCCTCCACATCTAGTTCCACGTTATAATTGTAGCTATTCCATGAACGGAGCATCCTATCAAATCCAATGCTGATAATGTCGCTCCATTGTTTCTTTTCAGTAGGATTGCCAATTTTTGTAGTAATGTTTGCGGCAGTATTACGCTCCATAACCATGTCAACAAACGATGACTTCTGGTTATCAACAATAAATTTCATTTGACGGAATGGAACATTGCTCATTCCCGAAAGCTGACGAGAGGCTACTTGGCTATAATCGGTAGGGGGAAACCCTTTATAGCACTTGTAAATACGCCCCCACTTGCGCTCACGACCAGCGTTATCTAGTCGCAAGTTCCAGCAAATTGTAAATGCATCATTGGCAGTTTGGACACGGCTTGTTGGTGCAACACCATTGGAGTTAATGGTATTAAATCCCCAAGAGGAAACACCTTCACGATTTACAATTTTTTTGGTTTTAGCCATTTTAACGAGATTTTATTCTATTCAAATGTTCCATGTTTGTAAAAGTTTTAATTCTGTGGCAATTTGCGCACCGAACAACACATTTAGAAACTTCTTTTAATGCCAAATCCCAATTGTTGTATTGGGACACACATCTGGTTTTTTTACCATTAACATGATCAAACTCAAGTGCGAAGGCATTTTTTTTATACCCACAATCAATGCAACCTAAAGCCAATTTGTACTCATCAGACTTTTTTCTAAATTCTTCTCTTTTTTCTTTGGTATATTTTTGATAATACCTTTCGCCATTTTTTTCATAGTTTTTTCTACCGCTTTGGCGACACCTCTCAATGTTTTTATGATAATATTCTCTAGCTTTTTTGTTTGCTTCTTCTTTATTTGCCCTTCTTTTTTCATTCCTGTTTTTATTGTACAGGGCAATTTGTTCAGGAGTTTTTTTGCTCATCCTAAAACTTGATTTAAGGCTTGTCTTCTTTTTTGACATGCTGTGCAACCTTTCGCTCTTTGCTCAAGATTACTTTTTGCTCCCAAACTTTGAGCTACTCTATCCCCCAAGCTGGCGAAGCGATGAATTACATTTGCAACTTTGTCTCCAGCTTCCTGCCAACAATATTGGCTTCCAATCCTATTACAGATTTGTTGTTCAATCAAGTAATCTAAATTATCAGGAACGGCAACATTGTTTACCGTCATGTCACTTGAAACCTTTTGTAAAAAAGATCGACCAAAAGGAAGATCCATTCCGTTAACACGATAAGTATTACCTTGATCGTCGTTATATTGATACCAGAGTCCTCCGGGGATTGATCCGTTTTTATCTTTGAGTCTCATGCAGTTCAAATGCTTGTATTAATTTATAAAATAAGTCAATAGTAATTGTGCATGAATTATAAAAACCTTTGTTTGGATGTTCCACAAGATACGGATTACGGAATCCCCTTCTTCAAAAACCAGCACCAATTTGTCAGGGAGTTAATTGCATATAGATTGACCCGTGGAGAGTTTGGAAGGCGTGAACGAATAAAAATGGGAATCAAATTGGATGAATGCGGATTGCTTAACCCTGCACAACACATGGTCAATTGCTTCCAATTGATTTACGGCAATGATGTTTTGCTCCATTCTCAAGGAATCCCAAACAATTACGCCTTGGACATTATAGATTTGTTCTGCAACGAGAACGATTGGGGCATTGCAGGGTGTGCATCTAGCGGAAAAACCTTTTCTGTTGCGGCTTGTATCATCATTGATTGGCTTTGCGCTCCTGATTTTACTTCAACATATGTAGCATCTACCTCTTTGGATGCGTCCGAAGACCGATTGTGGGGCAAGGTTTGTACCCTTTACCGCATTGCCATGCGTAACCTACAGGCTAAATACGGAAAAGATGCATCTATTGGCAACCTTGTAGAGTATCGCAGGATGATTGTTTTTGAGTCTATTGACACAAAAGATTCAGAAAGAGACTACACAAATGCCATCAAAGCCTTGGCTTTTCCCAAAGGAGGTGAGGGAAAACGCTCTGTAGAAAACACAAGAGGGCGCAAAAATGCTCGTATGCGCTTGTTTTTGGACGAGTTGGCAGAAATGGATCTCTATGCCCTAGATACTCGTGTAAACCTTGGAGCAAATCCAGACTTTATCTTTGGAGGCATGGCAAACCCTGCGGCAACAGCAAATAACCCCCATACTGAACTTTGCCAGCCAGATCATCCCTTGGAATGGGAGTCCGTAAATCGCTATACACACAAATGGACAACCAGAACAGGAGTTGCGCTTCACCTTTCTGGTGAAGATAGCCCTAATTTCCAAGTTCCTGATGCAGAAATCCCGCCATTTGATCGGTTTTTGACCATTCAAGGCGAGGCCGCTACCCTAAAACGATGCTATGGCAACAAAAATGCCCTAGAATACTGGCGAAATGTCTATGGATGGTGGCCTGATTCCTCTGTAGAACTCACAATCTTCTCAAAACAGTTCATCCAAGGATGCGACATCAATTGGGAGCCAGTTTGGAGTGGCAAAACAAAGGTTGTTTGCGGCTTTGACCCTGCATTTACCGCAGGAGGAGACAGATGTGCGGCTACATTTTGCCGTTTTGGGCCAAACGATACTGGCAGAAGCCTTGGCTATTACCTTGGAACTAGAGAATACAATAGTTCAGTAGGAGAGGTGTTTGAAGAAAGTATTGCAATACAAGTAGTTAGAGATTGTCTTGAATATGGAGTCCATCCAAGGGACTTTGGATTGGATATATCTGGTGACGGCGGCAAAATGATGAGGGCAATAATCATTGAATGGAGTAAATATAATCCAGAAGCCATGTTTGTGTTCCCTATTTCATCTATGGGAATGCCAACAGAACGCAAAATTAGCAACCTAGATCAGCGAACTTGCAAAGAAGCGTATGATCGCTTGGTTACGGAGTATTGGTTTGCTGTTCATACCGCCATGTCCACCCGCTCCTTGGTTGGTATAGACGTTGAAAGGCATTCCCAAGTAGTGAACGAACTTTGCTCTAGGCTTTACTCCCACAAGGGCAGAAAGGTTTCGGTAGAAAAAAAGCTAGACATGAAACAGCGGTTGAAGAAATCACCCGATTTGGCTGATTCTTTTACCTATGCCGTGCAAATGCTCCGAAGGGCAGGACTTGAATTCAACTTTGAAGAAGAGGCCGAATCCTTGGACATTCTGGAGATTCGGGATTTTGAGAATCGCTTGATCCATTCAAAGGGAGATACGGAAGAAGCGGCAATGGAAGAAGATTGGGGATATGGTGGTTCCACTCCCGATCCAGATGGTTTTTAAAAAAAGTAGTTGACGGAATTATCATTTTTGATAAGTTGGAAAAACTGAATGGTGAAGCATTCAAAAAAGACTTTCCTCAAACAAACGAAAGCCCCGCTGTAGTGCTTCACCACTCGGCGGGGCTTACCCGTTATAGCAAGTGAGGATGGGTGTGAATGCGTACCACATGATCCAAAAACTCGGCTTTGGAGAACCAAAACTCCATACCCGTAAGAAACGAGGAGAAACACCCTGCTTGCAGATTATCGGTGAGCAGTAGTTTCTTTTCTTTTCTGACAGGCTTTCTCACTTGAGGGTGGGGGGATAAGGGGGGAATTTGCTTTACTCTTTTCTGTTTCTTTAGCCTTATGATGCCGTGACCAAAATGATAAAACACATCATAGGATGGATTGCATTCGCAAATGGATACTGCCCATATTGCTTATCTCAATTAAACACTTGCCATGAAAATTCTTGCCATGTATGCAACGTGGCAAGCTGTATTCGTCCCAAACAAATTTGGAAACGATTCATTAACAGTCTATGAAAGCAATCACAACATCCGCAAAACCAAATGCAATTTTCCGATCTGCTAGAGTTGGTTATGGGTCAATTCAAAAACCCAAAGGTAAAAAACCTAAAAAAAAGTGACATGACTCCAGAACAAGATGCTCTTGATATTTGGTCAGAAGCAACAGTAGCTGGATTGGATAAGTATTTTAAAGGAAGCGCAGAACACAAAACCCAGTTCTGGACAGCAGGAGCAGGATGGTATGCAAGGAACCTAAAGGATGAGCAATTGGATCTCATCAGTTACCTTCACCATCTTACGGAACGGATTAAGTTGATGCAGATGCTTGCACAAATGATGGAGGATGAGGAAATATCCTTGCGTGATGCATCCCGATTACTAAAGAATCTAGTTTCTGATAAGCCTCCGCAGGATATAAAAAAACAATCTAATGATTAAATCAAAACCCCCTGTTGGTGCGGTTGTAGTATCGGATCTCCATTGTGGGTCATCTGTTGGTCTTTGGCCTGATGATCATATCACAAGCACAGGAAATAAAGTTAGCCTTGGAAACAATCTTCACCAGCAATGGCTATGGCAATGCTGGCAAGACAAAAACAAAAAGATCAAAGGTCACTTTAAAAACGATCCATTTGCACTTTTTATTAATGGCGATTGCATTGAGGGAAGGCATCATGGAACAACAGAAGTTGTGGCGGCATTAAATTTTGACCATGCACTTGCGGCTGTTGAATGCCTCAAGCCATTGGCTAAAATGGCATCAGTTGTTTACATGACGGCAGGAACAGAATGCCACGTTGGAGATTGGGAAAAGATGATTGCCAAAGAGATTGGGGCAATCTGGCTAGGAGACAAAGGACTCGTTGAAATTAACGGAACCTTGATTGATATTGCCCACCATATGCCGACCAGTTCTAGGGCATACCTTGAAGCAGGGGCAATGTCTATAACGATGGGCAATGCTCGACAGAATTACTCCCGTGTTGGTCATAGGGTTCCAAAAATATATTTACGAGGCCATAGGCACACGGGCGGTATTTTCAATGATGGATCAGGTATTTTCATGGCAACTCCTGCTTGGCAATTGCTCACAAAATATGGTCACAAAGTAGTAGGAGATTCTATTTGTCGCCCCGGCATTGGCATCCTAGATTGGCGTGGATGTCAAAGCGGTGAACTTCCAGCAACCAAACTAATAACCTATGAGCCGTCAGAAACTAGACCCATCCGAAGCTGACCTTCTATCTTCAGCTAATGAAGCCCTTAAATGGAAAAAGTTCTTTCAAATAGAAGATGCCATTCCCGAAGGCTGGAGAAGTCGTGAGCAAATACAACAATTTACAGGACTTGGCCCTTCTCAACAACGATTGCGATTGAGACAAAAAGTATTGGCTGGAGAGTGCCAAGTAAAAGAATTTAAAGTTCTTAAAGATGGAAAAATTTTTTCCATCCCTTATTACTTCATCAATGAATCCTAACGAGTTCTATTTAGATATAGACTTTTGGAATGATCATTGCCTGATTGTTTGGCCCGTTAATAAAGAACAGGCTGAAAAATGGTATAGGGAAAAGTTCCCTAATCGTGAACCAGAAACCTTTAATGAATTGGAAGATGCTGATGCAATCTCGTATTGCGGTGAGTCTAGGATTATTTTTCTAAAAGAATGGGAAATGAGCGTGGATAAAATATCCAACCTTGCCCATGAGTGCGTCCACATTGCCAATCACATCCTAGTGGACAAAGGCGTAAGAGAAAAGAAGGGTGCTGACGAAGCACTTGCGTATTTCGTCGGCTACTTAATGCGCCACCTTTTAGCGGCGGTTAAGCAAATTGAAGAAGACTTGACTGGTGATGAGCAATCAGTTGGAGTATAGCCTTGCCGTCTTCAGTAGCGATATGACCCGTACCTTGACACTTCCAACAAGGAACCCCTTGACCCTCATCATAAAAATCACGACCAGTACCACCGCACTCGTCGCAAGATTTCTCAAGTGGATTTAGTTTATTTAGTATGTCTTTCATACGAACCCCCTTCTATGGAAATTTTTATTTTTGTCAATAGTTTTTTTAGTTTGTAAATGAAAACACAAGAAGATTTACTTTTTGAAGCAAAGAGGTTGGCTAATCTTGGTCAAGAATACGGAAGTATTGTTGGTCATCTTGAGCCAGAGAATAGATTTAGATTAAAAGCATACGTTTTAAATATGGATGAAAATATTGCTGTAAAAACAATCTATGGAACGGTAACATGGAAAGAACGAGTAAATGTTCCCAAAGGCCGGGGAAGACCACGCAAATAATTTAATACCCTTTGGTGTAACGGTAGCACAGGGGACTTTGACTCCCCTAGTCATGGTTCAAATCCATGAGGGGTAGCCACTTTATTCCAGCATAGCTCAATGGTAGAGCGTTCGCCTGTTAAGCGAATGGTTGTAGGTTCAAATCCTACTGCTGGAGCTTTTTTTCTTGCCAGTTATCAAGGAATACTTGATAACTCAATTGCAGTCCAATGTTCCAAGGCTGGCGAGCGAGACTCCAAATCTTGCTGGCTCCGTTCGATTCGGAGGGGCTGTGCCAATTTTCGGGGGGATCTTCGGTGAACCCCTGCCCAAAGGACACGCCGTAAGGACTCCAATGGGCATTATAGTCGGGGGAGGCAATGAGGGGGATTCTATCAACTATAGCGTCATGCGTAGCCGATCTGGCTGTTGATAAAATCTAGCGACCTGATCCTCCTCCGACCTTTTTTATACCCCATCGGGAATATTTTTCCCAATTTGCAACAAAAGACGAGTTAATGTGCCAAACAGGGTATAATCCATCCAAGGCGACCGCCAATATTAAACAACCTTGTTAATAAAACGCATCACTCTTTTTAACATCAATCGCCCTTCCTAATCCCAAACGTAGCATTCTGCCACATTCTTACTTGGCTGGAATCAAAGTGCTTTATAGACCCATCCTTGCTCAAGCAAACCGTCCATAAATCATTCTCAAACATCCCGCCAGTCTGAACATAGATAGCATACCCGTCACCCATTGGAGTAACCACAGGCATTGGATTCTTAAATTCGTGAACCATCTATTGGTTATCTTACCCTTCTAGCTTCTATATTGCCATAGGTTTTTATGGCTCCAGAAGAAAATATTGCATAAGAAACACAATAAATATTTGTAGTAGTTGCAAGACTTACCCTAGTTGTTTTGGTAGCCAAGCAAATATCCGTTATGCCAAGAACAGTTGTTTGGTTGTTTGCATTAGAAATAAAACTATTGCTCCCGTCCAAAGAGCCATTTGGCAAAACAAATGGGGCGTAAATTGTGCCAGATGCCACATTCTGTGAAACGCTAACGGTATAAGTTCCAATCCCTCCAGAGCCAGATCCAAAAGCCGTAATATACGTTCCAGCAACAACGCCAACTCCCGGAACAAGGCCAGTAATAAAAGTGCCAATTGCCAATGTGCCTTGGGTTACACCAGTAATATTTAAAATAACACCAGCACCACCAGCACCATTTGAAATTGTACCAGTTCCAATAAAGGGCTGAAGACCAATTGCCACTTTAGCAAAACTCAAAGTAGCCGAAGTAAGATTTATTTCTCCATTGCAAGAAACATCCCAATCCCCAGCAGTCAAAGCAATAGGGTCTAAACCTTGTGCAATGCCACTTGTCAAAGTAATAGGACTAGAAGATAAAGTGGAATTTGAAAGCCACTCACCAACATAACCAACAGGAGCATTGGAATTTGTAGTTACACCAATTGTCCCAGTTACCCAAGCAGGTGCAGTACCTCCAGCATTAACAGTTAAAACCTGATTAGCGGAACCAATAGAAAGAGTTGTTGTAGTGCTACTAGCCGTTTGGTAAGGGACGGAACCAACACCTCCACCAGCAATATTGGTAGCAGATGTTGCATTTCCAGACAAACTAGCAGTAATTGTTTGAGCAGAAAATGATCCAGCACCATCCCTTAAAACAATCGTAGATGCAGTATTTGCCGTTGTTGGATTTCCAGCCAACTTGCTATTGGCAATACCAGCACTAGCGTTAATATCCAAATCAACAATAGTTCCATTTGCAATATTGTTAGATGTAACAACACCAGTACCAATCGAAGTAGAAAGCGTAATATCAGCACTACCATTAAAAGATACTCCAGTTGCACTCACATCCCCACTCAAACCAATTGCCCTTCCAGTCTGCAAAATCGTAGCACTACCAGCATTTCCTAAAATACTGTTTTGCCATGTTGGTGAACCAGTACCTCCACTAGTCAATACTTGCCCAGCAATACCAACAGCAGTAAAGGCAGTAGTGCTTGATGCAGTTTGATAAGGAACTTCACCTGCACCGCCTCCAATAAGATTAGTTCCTGACAATGCCTGTGATTTAATTAATTGCCCCCCCGGAGTAATGCCAACCAAATAGTCTCCATTCGTAGTTGGAATTTCCTCCAACGCTGGTAAAAAAATAGGAGCATTATTGCTCCCATCCCCCCACCTAGTCACGCTCCCATCATAAACAACAAAGCTAGGATTTAGAGGAGGATTCAACCTCGCCATCTGATTCCCATTCGCATACACCAACGGCCCTACCCCCTGACCAACAGGAGGAATCGTGCTAATAGGAACAGCAGAACAACAAGACATATCAAATTTTTATTTTAGGAATGTCAGCTTGTAAAGCGTGGAATCAATCAAGGCGGCAATCTCATCCACCATATTTTGAATCTCACTATCATCCCCCAGCACATACCTCTCCTCATCCAACATCACCTTCAAGAAATTCAAATACACAAGCGCATCAGTATGCTCGCTCAACTCAACCATCTGATTAGGGAACTTCACCAACTCTCCATTCCTTCCCTGCCACGCTTCCACTACGCCATCCACAAGCCCCGGCATCCCACTATAAAACCCATCCAAGGCCTTATGCTCCGAATAGCTCCTACTCCTCAAATGCAACACATGACCAATCGTAGCCGCATTCAACAAAGTAATTAAAAGTTCGCCTTCATTCATGCCAGCAAACTAACGACACAATCATCAGTCTGTAAAGCACTTTATTAGATATTCTTTCTACAAGAATCTAAAATAAGAGGAACTTCCCAAATACTGATTTTTTTTCATTGGGGCTATACGTATGGACTCCGTGGGCTGGGCGGCGTGGGTGGGGGGGGCACGAGGCGGTAAGGGATCCCTTGGAAAAAGGATGCTTCCCTAGCTAGTCGGTTGGCTGAATCAATTCTGATTTCGCTTCAATCGTTATCGGTTGCGCTGTCGGGATTGCGTTACCGATTGCGTTTGCGTTTGCGATCTTGAACTGCTCGGCATCCTTTCCCATTGCGACGATGAGCATAAACGGATTTGCATTCTGCGGCTCCCTATCTGCGAAGTTGTCGCCGCTCATCCGGTTGTCAATCTCAACCGCTCGCAATTTATCAATAGCCTTTACTTTGCGTCTTACGTTGCCATGCGCGTCTACTTCTTCAATCATCTCTTGAGCCAGATCAGAAGATGAACCAATTTCGGAAACGCTTGTCCTGACGGCCCTAGCAAGAAACGCCCTCTTCTCTTTATACGTCAACGCCATTCCCTCGAAACTCTTCTCCTTCAGCTTGTCCACATAGGCTTTAACTCTGTCTTGTCTTAAAAGTTTGCAACCATAGGAAGAAGCGTCCTCAACTTTACGAGATGCAATGGAGTAGCCAGCCCGAAAAACACTTTCGGCAATGCTCATATTTTTAAGAATATGATTCTCAACAAATTTACGTTGGCGAAGGTTTAAAGGGCGTGATTTTGGATTGCTCATATTCGGGTCTTTACCTTGTTGACTTTGCCGTGTCAACAATTAGCGGTTCACCTTGTCAACGAGCCTTCAGCGAAGAAGCCGAGAAGAAGCAGGAAAGGTGGGGCTTGTTCGATGAATGATTGTAATGGGGAGAATGCGAAAGCGTCAAGCTAATAATGGAGGAAAAGCAATGTTTTATATGTTGAAAGAATGAGGGAAATGCAGATGGGTTTTAAACGCACGAGGATGCCCGCAGTCGAGTTTAGTATGCCTTCATGGTAGATCATACCCTTTGCAAGAGTCTTTTGGATGCTTTCAAAAAGTGTGCCAACATGGGAAAAAAGTTGTGGGAGGCTGAAAAAAAAGTTGCAGAATAATGAAAATAATCCTTGCAAAGCATGAAAGAACCTTTTACCTTGTCCCTTGTCATAAAGACACAACACAACAAAACACAAAAAACAACATGAACA